ATGAAAGGAGCTATGCAAACTGTTTTACTATCAGATCATGAAGAATGGTTGAAAGAATTGCAGGAAATCCCAGGAAACTTTGTTGGTGCCGAGGCTGGGATGATACCGCATGCCATCATGGGTAAACCCCTTATATTCGGACCTGTTCATCCACATGCAGAGGCGTCACGACTATCACCTCAGGCTGCTGTTGAAGTTTTGGGTTCCACCCCTTTGCGAGCAAAACAGAAGTCTGTGGTCACTAAGAGTATATTGTCCGATGCCGTGGCTGATGTCTATGGAGTTGAAAACAAATGGGGTCCACCTCAGTTGGAACCTAATTGGAAACGATTCAATGAGACACTTGAGCACATAGCCAATCCCAGCACAACTTTCAATCCAGCAGATCTCGAAGATGCTAGGCAAGATTGGATCAAGCCTTTAATCGCAGAGGCAGGTTCAGTGCCTGGTATCCGAGTTCTCACACTCAAGGAGTCCATTTTAGGAATAGAAGGAGAGAGATTCATTGACCCCTTGAATATGAGCACTAGTATGTGTCACCCGATCTTCGGAGCGAAGAGGAAGTATTTCACTGATGTTGTGGAAAATGGACAGCTTGTAGATAGACTTCCGAATGCAGATATTCTGTTTGAAATGGACAGATTGGAGAAGAGTTGGAAAGCAGGAGTGCGAGCATACCCTGTTTGGTCGAGTAGTCTTAAGGACGAACCAGTGCTTAATACGAAAGAGACAGTACGTTGCTTCCAAGGTTCTCCTGTCGCACTTACCATTTTGATGCGTAAGTACTTCCTGAGCATATCCAGATACATCGGTTGCAAGCCGATTTTGGCTGAATGTGCTGTGGGTGTTAATGCATTTGGACCTGGTTGGTCCAAGTTAATGAAACATGCCACTAAGTACGATAAACATCTAGGATGGGACTACAAGAAGTACGACTTGAGGATGACAAGTCAGATGACGATCGCTGCTTACTTGAGTCTCATTGAGATAGCTGCTGCCCATGGTTATTTGAAAGAGGATTTGCATGTCATGCGCATGATGGTGTATGACATAGTACATCC